ATACTCCCGTTAATCCTATTGCTTTTAGAGTAGTCGTATTAAGTTCAAAGCCAAATTTAGCAGCCATATCCTTTGCATCTTTAACAGGTTTTAAAAATGCTAATATCAAACCCTTAATAGAAGTAGTTGCAACATCCGTTTGTAATCCAGCCCTCGTTATAGTCGCAATTGCCGCACCTAATTCCTGAAAAGATATATTAGCCACCGCAGCTAAAGCTGCTACCTTACCTATTGACGGTGCTAATTCAGCAAAGGTAGTTTTACCTCGTTTTACTGTAGCAAATAAAACATCTGAAGTACCACGCGCCATATCAGCAGAAAAACCATAAGAGTTCATAACACTCGTAAGGGCATCGGCAACAGTTGCGGTATTTGTCATACCGCCTACGGCTGCTTCTACTGCCACTGTTAATACATTCATTGCCTTTGCCGGCGCTATACTGGCAGATAAAATATCATACAAACCCTTACTCAAAGTAGATGTTGATTCGCCATAAGACATTGACAATTGCTTTAGACTCTCTGCGTATCGTGGCATAATGTTCATAGTATGATCGTCAAGCATTGTACTGACATTAGCTAATTCCTTTTCGAATTTGGCAAACGCATATATCGAAGCCGTTATAGCTCCTGTCACTGCGATGAAAGCTCGTTTGAGATATTTAGTTATTATTTTGCCTGTCTTTTTAATAACCGCGCCAATCTTAGCCATACCCTTAGCGACCGCAGCCTTAGCAAGTTTAAGACCAGCTTTCAAAGGCTTTAAGTTAGCCCTGATGTTTACATAAGTAGTACCTAATTTTACAGCCATTTACCGCCTCTTGGGGAATATACGCTTTGCTAAATTAAAAGCCTTACCGCCGGATAACGAGGTTGCCTTATCGTCATCGCTGCCATTCTCCATTTTTAATATTGTCGCTATCTCGTTTAACATTCCGGCGAAAGTCCTTAACGTCATTGCCATAACCTTATCCAAATCAAATCCATAAAATCTACACAATAAAGCTACCGCCGTTACTTCTTTGATTTTATCTGCTTCTTTGGTGTCTGTTTTTTTTTACCATCCTCAGACGTAGGCAGTATGGCAGGCACAATCTTCTCTATGAGATTAGGCGTAATAATCCGCATCGTATCTTCTTTACTAATCTCCTGATGAGTATAACGCAAAGAAAGATAAGCTAAATATCCGATCCCTTCGACAGTCTCCATCTGAGCCTCAACTTCGTCATCAGATATATTCGTATCGGATAACTTTAATAATTCAACAGGATCGATATTGCCTATCTTTTCAGCATCTTCCATTAACCGCTTGCGCCTTTGCTCATTCAAATCATCTCGCTGCTTTATCAGATGCGCCCTGAACTCTGCTAAATCTTTCAGGCATAATTCCGAAAAGATAAAGTCCTTCGTGCCGATTTTAATAGTTGTTTTCTTCTGTACGAATCCACTTAAGTCCATAGCCATTTTCATTCTCCTAATTTAATTAAACTGCATTTACCCTTGCCGTGTCCGAATCCCATTGCAACTGTGCTGATCCCTGAAAAGTATAAGTGACAGTTGCAGCACCATCTTTATCAACCCCAGGCGATACGCCTGTGCAAAAAGCATTACCATACAAACATTTATAGTCAGTAGTGGCATATACGAGTAACAATTCGAGAGAACATTCATCGTCACCCATACCATCATCGCCACCCAAACCAATATCAGTACCACCAGAATCAAGCAGACATTCGACAGTAGCCGACCAATCCTGAAAACCAGTCTGATAAGTTTTCCAAGTATCCTGCATCGAAGTAATTGGTGCGACATCGTGCGTAAGATCAAGCGACCAACTCTGTCCATGCTGTAATTCTGTATCAGTATCGTCAGTATCCCAATAGATATTTGCTGACTTACCGTGCATTAAACCCATAATAAATCTCCTTTAAGTAGCGTCACTCGCAGCCACCGATAAAGTGCCGGAACCCTGGAAAGAAAAAGTTACTTTTGCCACATCGTCCTTATCGGTAGAAACACCTATATCGGTGATCATAGCATTGCCACTATACTTACGAACAGTAGCCCCTTCCTGTTGGTCTGCTGCAACCATACCGGCATACAATATAAGAGCAAGACCATCGGTATCCAAACCAAACTCATTAGCCAAATCTATACCGTCAGCATCAAACTCCTCATCATCTAAAAGACAATCAAAAGAACCAGTCCAATCCTTAAATCCTATCTCGTAATCCTTCCAATGTGTCGCCGCAGTATAAGCTAACGCACTCATAATAGTCGTATCCGCCACGTCACAAGTTGCATCAATCGACCATGCAACGACATTACTTGCAATCTCAGCGTTAAAAGACACCTTACCTTGTTTACCACTAAAAGCCACCATTAGTTATCTCCTTTATGTAGCTAATAATTGACCTGTACCCTGGAATGTGAGCGTTAAACGAGCGGCATCATCAGAGCTGACAGACGGGCCATATCCAGTACAAGCCGCCGAACCGCCATAAGCAAGACCAGCAGTAGTGTCAAGTATCAGTATAGCCTCTGTCCCTAATGCAGCGATACCACCGCCGGTTGTAGGCTCTAAACATTCAACTGATGCTGTCCAGTCCTTGAACCCAGCTACGTAATCTTTCCAGTGTGTTGCTGCCGCAACAGTCGCAGAACTCATAACCGAACTATCCGCCGTATCTGCCGTAGCATCAATCGTAAAAGATGACATCTCAAATACGAGATTTGTAAATGATGCCGAACCTTGTTTACCGTGAAACACTGCCATAATCTTTACTCCTTAAAAAACATCCAATAGATTAACTGTATTAGAATGACCGCACTCAATTGTAGGGTCAATCCAGATTTCAAAACCTAACTTTCTAACCTTATCGCACCAGTAATAATCATGTGAAACTCCACCCAATGCAGGGTGCATAAACCCCTCATAGAACGGCCACCTCAATACCTCAAACACTTTGCGCTTAATCAGGATAGTTGTGCCGCCAATCCATTCAGCCTTAAACAAAGTATCCGGTAATTTGCCGTACTTAACTGGTTCATTTTTCTGTAGCCTGAAATTCCATAGCTTTTCGTCTTTCCAGATAGGCGTAACACCAGCCACAATATCTTTATCATGTGAAAGTAATTTATCAACCGTTCCAAATGTCGGAAATGTATCGGCATCAATAAAGAATAGATGCGTGAAGTTATCATTAAGCATCTGCATAACTACGGTATTTCTGGCATCAGCCGCCGACTCTGAGGTCTGAACACTCCAATGCCACTGATTGCGGCCACTAAATTCCTTAAAGCAAAACTCAGCCGTTCGTACATCAATGTGCATATTTTTATGCATTGGCGTTCCCGCAATTACTCTGGATGTCTCAGGCTGTTTGACAAATTTATTCTGTCGCTTTTGGTACAAGCGAAGGTCGTGATCCATATTATCTCTACTGTAAACCCTCGCATAATCACCGGTAAACTCTTCGTCTTTAAAGATAGGATGGTCATGTATGATATTTGCATCTTTGGACCAAGTAAACCGGCCTAAACCTTTGCATCGCTGTGTCAGTTCGTTGTCGCAAAAAGAATGTATATAACCGGTATGAAAAAAATCGCCACCGAGTAACGGCAATAGTCTTTTATCAGCCAACCAATGAGTAGCTAACATTTTACTGTTATAGCTCTGGTCATTCAGCCCTACTAAACCCCAGCCATCAGGTAAGGTATCCATAGCCTTTAATGCAGCAGTCATAAATCCGGCTTGCGGAATAGTGTCATCGCCTAAGAACATAACCAGATCATACTTAGCCTTAGCAACAAGTCGTTTTATCATTTTAGGGCAACCAATACGATTTGTATCGACCTCGCTGACGATCTCGTAGCTATCAGGATTACATAGCTTCTTAATCTCAGTAATACAGCGAGTAGCGCCTTCCGGCCTTATCACCGGCAAAATTATCGATACCTTTTTCATTCAGTTTGCATCCATAAAATGTAAAAAATTGTAGCCTGCCAAATATTGTCCGTATATATTAGCGGGCCATAATTATCCCTCTGCGTCTTAGGGTTTCTCCAACCGTCAATATTCAAAGTCTGCCAGTGATATGCCTCATCAAATAGCTCAGCCAATTTAGCAATATCCTCACCGCCATCATCGGCATCTGAAAAAAAGTTAAACTGCAGCTCGATTTCAGTGATATTATTAAAAGCCGAACCCATAATTTCTTCCTGGCTCATACCGCTAAAGTAAAACACGCCATAAGGATAAGAGACATTTTGCGGAGCCTGCTGGAAATAAAGACCGCCAGACAATGCCTTTTTAATACCGACATTCTCGTTGAACTTCTCCACTATTCCTATGGCTACATCATCAATCATTTATTGGCATCTCTAAATATCTTATTGATTTTACGTCTATTACGCCTTACGGCAGGCCGCAGGAATGGTCTGGGAGCCATCTTGTGCGACCCTAATTCCAAAGGAACGGCATATTTAACCCCTGCACTCAGGATAAACCCATCCACATACAACATCCTTTTAACAACTTTATGGTCTATCGATGCCCGCAGATGTCCTAAATCAAGAGCAGGTGGCATACCAGGCAGGCTTACACGCACCGTACGCTTGCTAACCCTGCCTTTTCCAGTCCTGCCGGCGTAACGGACGGCCGTTTTGCCAGTTCCAGGCTTACTCAAGCTCTCCTTGACATCCTTTTCAACCATATAAGCGGCCTTTTCCATCGCCCTTGCATTAACATCAGAGGCTTTAGTCAAGACTTTGCCGGCATTCCACTCAGTTATTTTCCAATCACTCATCGAATTTCGCTCAAATCAATCTCAAGGTGATGATCCTGCAAGCCTGGATTAGCTATTCCAGTTACTTCATACGTTCGGCCACCGATAACTACTCGATCGCTCTCGATAATCGCCTTATTCGTTGCACTGGCCTCGCAATACAGCCTATTAACTTCGCGCAACGTCATTTTACCTAACTCATCGCCTTCGATAATCGATTTGGCCGACATCCGGCATAGCAGACTACCAATTCTCTGCTCATAATTCTTTTTCATACCGCCCATAGCCGTCTGGGACGTTACAGTCTTGTTAATAACGGCAGTCGAATCATAAAAATCGCTTATCATATACTCCACCTTTTATACGGTGCTAATCTCTTAACGATATCGTTAGGTAAAGCCCTTGAATTCTCCGATCTCGTGATGGAGTGGTCGCCCAACTTCTCAGACTTTATCGTCAAGTCCCTTTTAGCAGCCCTGTAAAATATAGCAACTAAGTCAATACAAATCTGCTCAAGCGCCGCAGGCGTAGTCGTATAACCGGCCGTGTAAACAATAGTTACATTCTGAGTACCCATACCAAGACCAATAGGGACGATTATATCTCCGTAATTATCATTGAACGGTGACATTGTTTGACCACGAATTATATATTCGTAACCACCTTCGTATGGCGTAGAAAAATAAGTCCAGTTATCAAGACATTGCAAGCCAGATACAGGTAAAATCTCTACCGATTCCCATACACCCAACTCACTCGATTGAATAGTAGCCGTCCAACCGCCAGCCAACGCAACTATCGCCGCCGTTAGCTCTGTTACTGTATAACTTGCCAATGTAAGGTCGTCTGAGCCTGCATTAGCCCCGCCCTGAACAGTTAAGGTCATAGTCTCGCTGATAGACGGGTCAGCATCGTTCGAAGTAACAGTAACGTAAGCATTATAAGCATCACTCGAAGTATTCTTGATCCTGATAACGTCCTGAATTTGAGTTGATAAGAATGTTATCGCCGTTACCGGATATTGATTAACTAATAACTCAGTAGTACCGTCACCATCATATCGCTCTCGGTATGTATCGCTTCGCAGAATCCTATTACAATAATTCTCGATATCGTCAGTGGCCCTACTGACCAAATAGCCTATCAATGTATCATCATCAGTTGAAGTAATGCCTAAATAGTTTTTGACCAAAGCAGTAGTCGTCAAAGCCCCTGTCGTTGCCGATGGTGTATCACCCGCACCAACGCAAAGGAAAGAATAAGTCTTAGCAACACTAATCGCACTTACGGTCGCCGTAATCCGAACGGCATAAGATTTGAACTGCTCAAAACCATTAGCTGCCGTACACCCTATCTGCTCAGAATAAAACCCCGTCTGCGAAGCTAATTTAGCCATTGTGCCGGTAAGTATCGCAGTCGAGGTTTCATCTTCATAGACACTGTACGCCACGCTACCGGCAGCATCAGCAGGAGCGCCAGTAGAAGTCTGGGCCTGTACCGTAAACGTAAGGTTCTCACCTAATATACACGTTGTCGGACAACTCATAATTTCACCTTAAATACTCCCCCTTTTCCCGTCAATCGAAGCTAACGGGAAGAGGAGGGTAGAAAATGATTAAGCATCAATGAAATAACCGAAGACCGTCGCCTCAAATTTTGCCGCAGGTTCGAGGATTGTATCAATCCCGAAAGCGTAATTCTGGCCGAGTATAATCGCATCATCAAAATTAACTCTATTCATAATACCAGCAACGGCGGCATATGGTAAAGATTGAGCGTGAGCGTAAATTATACTCGTAGCAGGACTGGCTGTTTCGTCTGCAAACGCCGAGGCAGGGGCTACGCCGCCCGCTGACGGATTAAGATTAACACCTACAATAGCCGTACCCGCCAAAGTAAGACCGGCAACAGAACAAATCTTACAGTTCATATTGCCAACAATATCGCCCTGAAACATTACATAACTAATTACCAGATTCTTCGAGGACGATGTATTCGCAACCAATATCATACAATCGGTCGTATCAATATTAGCCGATACCGCAGGCCAAGAGTAAGCGTTGCCTAACAGCGAAGCCCGCATAATCCCTGTTGGGTTATAAACAAGCCCCTCATTAGCATCGTTTACATTCATTGTGTTGCCGGACGCTCCGACAATCATTGCTTGTGTAAAAGCCATAATTAAACTCCTTTATTAAGTTTGCCTATTTTAATTAGGCTGTTAAAATTTAACGCATCTGAACACATTTGATGTAGTCCATTGCAATGTATTCTTCAGCACCATTCGACTTTACACCAAAAAAGATGTTGCCTTCAGACGTATTAGTCGCCATCGTTTGTGCCGTACCTGCAACGTCATTGAAATAAGGTGTAATCGTAGTAACACCGTCATAATAAACACCAAGCCTATGAGCCGTTCCGCTTGTGAAAGTAGCTAAAGCGGTATTGGTTACCTGCGCTCCTGCCAATGAGGATTCAAACGATATAGAAGTATCGCCGGATTCTTTGAAGAAAAAGAAACCGTCATAACTTGCAAGCGGGCCTCCTTCTGTGTCTATCATCGTATCAGCACCACCGCCACCGTTAGCAATACCGACACAGAATACACCGGCAGTCGTCCCGCTATTAGTAAATGTAAACTTCGTCTCGAACCATAACGGCTTTCCGGTTGCCATCAACCAACATTCTCCGGTCGTTGCAACATACGACTCATCGTTTGCGTCACCATCGCAATAGTGGTTATAAATACCACCGACCGCATCCTGAACGCCATCCGTACCACTTTTGCCGTCATCTTCAACGACAACCCAAATGTTAGCAGCAGCCGCTTTCGTGGATTTCTGCGTGTGGAACTCATCCATAAAAACAGTGCCCAAAGACGGGTCAGCCTGTATCGCAAGGACAGGGCAATTGGCCCAAAGCCCAATTTGAAACTCTGGGTTGTCGGCCTTATCATAAAAATTCATTACTTTGTTTTTCCAATATGCAGCAGTTTGCATAGTAAACTCCTTTCGAGTTTAATGGTTGTCTCTTTCCCTCAAACCGGCCCGGAATACCCGAACCGGTTTGAAGGAGGAGAATAAAAAATTTATTAAGCTGTTACCAAATCAGTCGTATCCTCGGCGTATCTCGGCTCGTCCATGACGATGATAATACCACCAAGTTTAGCTCCGTTGACTGCCTCAGTTGATAACAGTTTGACATATTCATACTTCACACCGCTTACCAACGGTAAATTTGCGGCATTAACCTCGATAATCACCAACCCACTCACAACCGCCGCCGTAGTGTAAGTCGATGCCTCTACCCAAGCGGCATTAGTATCCGGTGTCGAGCAAGCCTTGTAACGGAACGGTATTGCCGTTGTGGTATTGGACGGGTCAGCATCATCACAAGGGACAACCGTTAATGTTTCTGTCCCTGCTGTCCCTGCGTTAGTTCCCCAATAGTAAAGGAAGTAACACTTGTTATATTTAGCCATACTAACAATGTCTGATGCAATCGTGGTATCAAACTGGTCAGCCAAAGGCGTTCCGGCGGTCGTACCATCAACAGTTGTTATCTGACAAAAATGAGCATCTTTTAAACTCATAATAAATCTCCTAAAATTAAAATCTCTTTTACTTATTCACGCACGGCCAAAGTAATAAATGGCGATACAGTATTGTCACCATGTTTCGGCGTAATCGCAGATGCCCACCAAGGCTGACCGTCACATCTTATTTCGAACCGGAATGTAGTCTCGTTCTCAAGGAATTTCAGATGAATACTGGTCGCAGTTTTCATCGCCTGACCCTGCTTAGTAATAGTTACATACTGACTGAAGTCGGCAAGAATAATATCACCTTCCTGACCGAGAGTCTGACAATGCGGCGACCAGATAATCGGCAAACCAAGTAATGTCGGCCTTAGAGCATCAGTTACATTAGCTATAAAGACTGGTGTACTGGCCGTGCCACCTTCAACGGTCAACTGAGCAATCTCCGGCATAGCATCTTGCGAAATTAGCCAATTGGCCTTCGTCCGTGACGGATTGTATAATCTTGAGTACATGTCCAGTATATTCTGGGACTCAATCGTAGTAGCCGCCTGACCAGTGACTTTATCAACCGCAATCTTGCAAGGTGCATTAGTTATACCCAAAGCCTCGCCAGCACCGGAACCATTGATAATATCTTCGTCTTTAGTCAATGCAAATTCGGTCGATGCCATCGTAGTTAAGAAAGTTTCCAACGCTATCGGGCTATCCTCAAGCAATTCATCAGTTGCATAAACAACACCAGTCATCTTATGCAGATTCAATTCACATTTCGCTATCTGAGGCAAACTTGCCGTCTTAGCAACACCCTCGGCAGGCTTGTAAATCGTCATTCCACCTGTCCAGCTTGTTGCCTGGGTAGTGATATTGACAAACGGTAACTTCAGGTTGTTATTTACAGGGAAGTTCAGACACTTCGGAGCAATAACGCCGGCCGCCGCCATAGCGGTAAGCAGGACAGTTGTAAACTCCTCTGGAACCAAAAAGCCACCGTCAGCATTGATTGCAATATTCATTCCAGTTGATTTGCAGTAGTTACCCAGCTTCTGGTCAGATTTACCGGCTCTAACCGACTGAGCGAACTCGCCCATACCACTCCAGGGCAGGTCTTTCTTGTCAGGCTCACTCGCATCGTGAAAAGCCTTTTCTTTCGCCTTGCTGTTTTCCTTGATTGTATCAGATACGAGTTTTTGGATGTCCTCCGGTGTCATAGCACCCTCATCTTGCGGCACGACAACGGCTTTCTTGTCCGGCGTAACGATCTCTGCAATACCGTCTTTAACAAGTAATTGCGATGTTAGTTCATCAGTTTTCAAAAGCTGGCCTGACTTATACTCATCACCATCATTCAACCAGTCCTTTAACAGCCTTATTGTAATTTCCATAATTAAACTCCTAAAAAGTATTAGTTACAATTACCTGCAATCTCCATCGGTAAATAACTGACATCTCCACTATTGCTGACATCTCCATTATTCATCAACTAATTACTCCAGTATTACGGTTCGACCAAAAGAAAAAGGGACTGTCAGTTTTACCCGACAGTCCCTATAACAGACTGTGATGGTCATAGCATCTCAGCGGTTAATTAAGCCGCCTATGCCTGATTTCTTTTGGTAATTTTAGTACATTATCCCTCTTGCCCTCTTAATCCC